ATATGGCGCTCTATGAAAGGAAGATGTAAGTATACTTACAAAAAAAGTTATAATCGTTATGGCGGCCGTGGTATAAGTGTTTGTAACCGCTGGTTGAAATTTGATAATTTCCTGGAAGATATGGGTAAACGACCAGAAGGGATGCAGCTTGATCGTGTTGATAACGATGGTAATTATGAGCCTGGCAATTGCAGGTGGGTAACACCTAAAGTAAACGCGAATAACCGAAAAACAAGTAAGAAATAGGAGATTTAAGGATGTTGTTTCCAGAAGGCCCGGAATATTTGGATGAACGGAATCGACCCATCCTCAGGAGGATGGAAAAGTTCTATGCGGAAGCTCTTAGTATAAATATGTCTTTCTGGGCTGAGGCTGACACTGACACTCGCTTTGAGGCAGGAGACCAAACATTATGGAACGATCTCTATGGAAATCTTCCTGCTCATCAACGAAGACAGTTTAACTTTAATCGCATAAGACGCGTTGTTAACATGATCTCTGGCCATCAAAGGCGTAATAGAAAATCAACAATTGTTATTCCTGTTGAGAACTCGGACCAACAGACGGCAGATCAATTTTCACAGATTCTCATGTGGGCTAATAGGCAAGAGGGTATACTTGAGTCTATCTCGACGGCGTTTCATGGTGCTCTTGTTACAGGCATGAATCTCTTGCAGGTTTGGACTGATTATCGCAATGATCCTATCTCGGGAAATATAAAAGTTGATGTTTGTCCATATAATAGTTTTTTAATTGATCCCTACTTTAGGAAGCAGGATCTTTCTGACTGTAATGGGCTATGGAAGAGAACATATCTTACAAAGACTGAGTGTTTATCGTTGCTTCCTGATAAAGAAGAGGAGATAATGTCTCTTTCTCCTCAGGATTCTAATCGAGATGGCAAGTTTCAGTTTATGCCAGAGAATTATAATACAGGTATGCGCAAGCTTTTAGCATATGATGAGTTTTATTATAGAGATTATCGCAAGCAAGATCTTCTTGTTGACACTGAGTCTGGTGAAGTTATGGAATGGCGTGGTTCAGATGAATCACTACAGCAATTTCTGACTATGTATCCACAGGTTACGGTGACAACCCAAGAGGTTCCAACAGTTCGTCTTGCGGTTGTTGTTAATGGGCGGGTGATGTATGACGGGCCTAATCCATCTGGTATCGATCGCTATCCATTTGTTCCTGTTTTTGGGTATTATAATCCACAAATGCCATATTATCCATGGCGCATACAAGGTGTAGTTCGTGGCCTTCGTGATGCACAGTACTTGTACAATCGAAGAAAGGTTATTGAGCTTGATATCCTTGAGTCCCAGGTTAACTCTGGATATATCTACAAGGAAGATGCCCTTGTAAATCCAAAAGATGTCTTTATGTCTGGTCAAGGTAAAGGTATTGCTCTTAAAGCTACGGCTCAGATGACGGATGTTCAGCAAATACAGTCTCCGCAGATTCCTCCCACGACTATTGAATTGTCTCGTGCTTTGGGCGAAGAGATTAACCAGATCTCTGGTGTTAATGAAGAGCTTCTTGGTAGTGCTATGGACGATAAGGCTGGTGTTCTAAGCATGTTAAGACAGGGGGCAGGTCTTACTACTTTGCAGGGACTTTTTGATAACCTTGATTACTCTCAGAAGTTGCTTGGCAAGATTATGATTGAGATGGTTCAGAATAATTTTACGTCTGGAAAGGTTCAAAGAATCATCGAGGAAGAGCCATCGCAGCAGTTTTATAGTAAAAATTTCGGAAAGTACGATTCAGCGGTTGAAGAAGGCCTTAATACGACAACTCAACGACAGATGCAGTTTGCGCAATTGCTTCAGTTGCGTGAGGTTGGAGTTCCAGTTCCTGATGACCAACTTCTTGAGGCTTGCACTTTACAGGATAAGAAAGAACTTACAGATGCAGTAGCACAAGCGGCTCAACAGAAACAGCAACTTGAGCAGATGCAAGCGCAAATTGAAATGAAAGAGCTTGAAGCTCGCGCTAATCTTGCTGATGCTCGTGCAGAGGCTGATAGAGGTCTTGCTATTGAGCGTAGCTCTCGAGTTGAAGAGAATCAGGCGTTGGCTGTTGAAAGAGTCGCAGAAGCTCAAAAAGACAGGATGGCTGGAGTTCTTGATCTAGTTAAGGCGCTTAAAGAGATAGAAACTATAGATATTGGACAATTGCAAACTCTTATTCAACTTTCTCAGGTGCTTAAAGCACAGGAGATGCAATCAAAGGATGAGGTTAGACAAGAGGGCGCAAAAGAAGAGATAAAACAAGCTGTTAAGTCTCAGGCAAGATCTACTAATTCACAACCTCAATCGATGCAGCAGGGTGGTCCTGCTGGTAGTTAGGGGTTTTTAACCTTGCTGGTTGTAAAAGCCATTTTTAATCAGCAGTTTCTACAAGAGGTGTACTATGGCGAAGAAGAAATACTATGGAAAAGGCGGCATGATCTCGAGTGATAGCTCGGCAACTGCGAATCTTCCACAGAACGTTATCATGAAGAAATATCCAGAAATTGGATATGGTCAAAGAGAAATGCTTGATGATACCATTACAGGTGTTGACCAGCAAATGAATGATGATGCTCATGGTGGCAAGCATAAACGTGGTAGCAATCCTGATAAATGGTAGTATTATGCCGCAGATGATAAGAAGAAAAGACAAATTATCTCAACTAGCGGACAAGCTGCTGGGGAAAGATAAGAAGAAATCTTCTAAAAAGGTAAGGAGTCGTTCGCAAAAACAACTCCTTACTGAACAGACTTACTAACACGTATTCTCAAAGAAGTGTGGTGTGCTTTCCTGGAGAGTGTGCCTTTTGCCTGTATCTAAAATCGTGATTAGTCTATTCGATATCTATCAATGGGGCAAATGTCATATTCATCTTTATCATTGAAATAAGGATCGATGTTTACTTCTGTTATTTCATCTAGATCTTTAATGAGGTCTTCTGAGAAATTTAAATCTTCTTGTGGAACATTAAAATCAGCTGCGATCATAGCTTCGATCATTCTTGGTGGAACTCCTTGAACTTTTTCGACAACTCCTTCTTCTGTGATTCTGTCATAATGTACTCTTCCTTGGCTTGTTAATATAACGAGTGCTATAAATAATGTAATGTGTGTCATACTGACCTTTCATATAGGGTTAAAATATACCATAGGCTAGATCAATACAGCATAATCATCAAGTAAGGGAATTAAATGAAGATAAATGATGCTAACATTAAGGCTTTGGCAAAGAAGATGAAGATTAGTGAGAAGAAGATTCCGCTTTCTCAGTTTAAGAATGGTATTAAAACTGAACTTGAGCATAAAGATGTAACGGGTGGAGATTTAGTAAAGACTGCAAAAATAGCTATGGCGCACTTGAATGAGGATGTTCGGTATTATAAGGCTCTTAAACATATGGAGAAAAGACTTGAAGGAAAAAGTAAAGGATATAGGAAAAGTAGGAAAAATTCCTGTAGCAAAAGGGAAAAAGTTAAAAAGGCCGTCTCAAAAGGCATATCCAAAGGGAAAAAAGGCTAGAAAAAAGATTGAGACCGTGCTAAAAGAATATAAAGGTCGAAAACTTCGATCTAGAAGTAAGACCGGTCCAAAGGTTACGTCTAAAGCTTAGGCGTTGGCGATAGCTTTTTCGGAAGCAAGAGATAGTAACAAGCGTTCAAAGAGTTCAAAGAAGCGTAAAACGAGTACCAAATCGAAATAGTTTATTTAGCAAAGTAAGCAGCTAAAGCACTTGAGACGCTTGTTACTACAGTTCCGATAACTCCGCAAATAGCTATAAGAACCTTTTGTTTGCGTTGAGATTTAACAGTATCTTTTTTACGCATAACGTTTTCAGAGAGTTCTTTTATTATGTATTCTCTGATCAAATCGTCATCAAACTCACTTGTTTTACCTTTTTCACTGGCTATTTTTTGTAGTAGTTGACGAGTCTTTTTCATTTCCTTGTAGAGTTTGCCATCGCGATCTTTCTCAAGACTTTTACCGATTGTTTTTATGGTAAATGCATCTGAATTGCCATTCATAGCCTTGTGAACAAGTTTGTATGCAATTGGGTGTTTTGATCGAGCGTAATCTATAGCCATTGGTGATCCAGGCTCGATATCTATGATGATAGATCCTGATCGTGTACGTGTAATTTCTTGCGGTTCCACTGAATATAATGGTATAACACACAGTAGTGTAAACAGTTTGTATAATTGCATAAGTATCTCCTTCGTTTTAGGTTCATGACCATAATAACACTGTCAAAAAGGAATGGGAGTATTGATGTCAAAAGAGAAGAAAAGGCCGACTGTAGGCAAAATGTCAATGGAGCTTGCCAAAAAGACTCCTGATACTCTCGATCCGATTGAACTTGAACGAGAGATACACAAAACATATGAAGATGAGATAATAACTTGTGTAGAAAAGTGTAAGAAGGATTTTATCGGCAACTTTTATATTGTTGTTGAAACTAAAAAAGAACGTTTAATGCACAATGTTATACGGAATTTTATTTTTGGTAGGACTACTTGCCCTACGCCATCTTATGATCAGACGGTTTATAAGTATTATCGAGGGCCTGATAGAATAGATTTTCTATGGGTTGTTCCATCAAAAGACACCTGTAAACTTCTGCGTGACAATATGTTATATGTTGTCCCCGAAGAGCGTAAACTCCTTGAATATGTATTAGATTTTTATGATGATACATTGCTTAAGTTGGCAAAGAAGTTAAATGGAGAAGAAGAAGAAAGTATTTTCTTAGAGAAATAGGAGCAAAATGATCGATGAACAAAACGAATCTCAACAGCCTGTTGAAGCTGTTCAAGAAGGGACTCAGGACACCGAGTTGGTTGCAGCAACAGAAGCGGGAACAGCAGAATCGCCAGTTCCAGAACAACCAGCACAACCAGTTTCAGAACCGGACGATGAGTATAATCAACGCGTGCAAAACTGGCGAGCACTTAGAGAAAAAGCCGATAGAGCCAAAAAGCTTGAGCAGGAGCAAGAAGAGCTCAAAAGAAGACTAGCTCAATACGAGACTCAAAAACAACCAGAAGAAGACAATTTGAGCGATGATGACTTGATTGAAAAGCGCCATCTTAATAACATGGCTAAAAAGTATGAAGAAAAGTTTAATGCGCTTGAAGCTAAACTTGCAATGTCTAACTTACAAGCTGAGATGCCAGATTATTATACCGTTGTTACGGAAGATTC